CCAATTTCCAATATGTCAAAGAACAAATAAAAAAGGCTTCGAGATTATCGAAGCCTTTTCCAAAATATCTAAATGATTATCTGTAATTAGCTTCGATCGGGTTCTTTCCCCTTAGCCCAAAACGCCACCGTTTGATAGCAGCCGTTAATTTGGCTGTTCATGCGATTGATGTTATGTTTACTACAGTTTTTCATTGTTTCTTTATTATATATCTTTATTCTGATATTGTTTCACAAAAGTAGGATAAATATTTTGAATAAAAAAATGATTTTTGATTTTTTTTTGATTTTTATTATTCCTGATCCTCTTCTTCCTCCTCTTCTTCCTCTATTATTTCCAATTCTGATATTATACCTTCGGGTGTTTCTCCTTCTATTTCGTCCCATGAATATTCAACTTTGGTTGAATCCCAGAAAGAATTTTTATCAGTTGACATTTTTCCCTCAGCTAAAAGTTTTATCTCTTCTGTTGTAAATTGTCCTTCAGCCATTTCCAAGGCTTCCGTGTAATCTGAAATACCTTCAAAGCTTATTCCGTTCATTACATTTAAAAAAGATCCTAAAGCAAAGATAGAAGCTTCATTTCTATCTTTTCCTATTCCGGTAACTGTAAAATTAACGTCGGCATCGGGATTAACATGAGCTACCTTCATTGTAACTCTACTCATTTTTTGTGGTTCCATAATAAAAATTTTATAATTTAGGTTCCAAAGTTAGAGATTAAATAAATAATAAAAAAATGATTTTTTAAAAATTATTTTAAAAATTTTAGTATTTTTTCTTTTACTCCTGATTGCTTTATCCCTTCGTTATAAGGTTTTGTTGTCATTACAAAGTTATCTAACTTAGAAAGATCCATATCATCTACAGCAACCCAATGAGTTACCTCTGGATGATCTTCTAACCATTTTTTAATTTCTATTACACGGATAGCTTCATATAGATTTTTCCATTTAAACATAGCAAATCCATTTTCGTCGAAATCTTTCATGTTTGGTGTAAGATCTATAGGGGGTTTAATACCTCGAGTAATATACATTTCTCTCATTTGCTCTAGATTGCCCCATTTTTTCCAATCTGAAGAAACTACTATCTCGCATCCAGTCTCTTCTATAATAGAATTTAAAACTTTAACAGCTTTACTATCAAAGCTGTCCATACGTATATCTAAAGGAGTTTCTGGATTGCTATCGTATCCTTTTTTCTTAAATCGTCCACCCCACTGAGAAGAGAGACAAATTACACCATCATGATCTAAGAATAATACTTTCATTTTTTATGTTTTTTTAAATGTAGATAAAAATATACAAAGGATCCAGATGAATTTGAATATATATAATATAAAATATTATTATGTCAAAAAATATATTAAGATTTGAAAATTTTGTAAATGGATTCAGTGTTAACGAATCCGAAACATCCTCAAAAGCAGTTTCTGAATTACTATCCAATTTTTTAAAATTGTATATGTATTTAGATATGAATAATCCTATAGTATTGACAGGAAAAACAGCAGAGGAAACGTCAAATCAGAAAATGAAAGAACAAATTGATTTATTTTCAAAAATATCACAAGAAAAAGATAATAATAAGAGAGCGCAAATTATTAAGGATAGTATAGATGGAAAATCTGAAAATTTAACATCGAGTTTTTCTTCTATTAAAGGAGATGTTAATCAAGTTGCAACTCAAATGTATGATCTTTTTATTTATGCTACTACCAACGATAGCGCAAAAGCTAAAGAAGCAGAAATAGAAAAAACAATACAAGATACCATAAAAAATATACAGGATAGAATAAAATTAGCTTTTAAACAAACTGGGGTGGTAGAGAGTAGAAGAAAAAACATTCTAACATACGAGAATTTTAATTATAGAATACTACAAGAGAAAAGATCCCCTAAATCTGTTATGGGGGAGGAAAGGAATTCTATGATTTTACAAATAGAGCCAGTTTATACTGAAATGATGATGCAACAAAAAACTCCTGCTACTCCTAATATGAAAACTAAAGCAGATGAGTCAATAACAAAATTCAACGAAATACTTTCCTTATTAAAAAATGACGAAGCTTGGGATAAAATGAGAAGGAAAGAAAGAAAAACAAAAATACAAGAAACTGGAAAAAAAATAGAAGAAATAATATCAGGCATAGGGGAGTTTAGAAAAAAAGAGCTTTCTAATATATCAATGGATAAGAAAACATCTGATGATATTTTAGCTGTTATAAATGGAGTAAATTCTATTATAAATAAGATTAATAAAATACAAACAGAAAGGAATATAAAAGCTGCTGAAGAATCTGCAAAAGAATATAAAGTAGGGGATACTATTAAATATTTAGATAAGGAAGGAGATAGCCAGGAAGGAGTAATAGTCAAAATAGAAGGTACTTCTGTAATCATTAAAAGAAAAGACGGAAAAGAAGTTAGTAAAAAGGTTAATGATATAGAAGGAAAAATAGAAAAAAAAGAGGAGGATAAAAACAAAGTCGACTTTAAAATAGATAAAACTATAAAAGCAACAGGGAGAAGACCTAGAGGAAAAAATAAGGAGATAAGCAAAAAAGTATTTGAAATTATATGTAATAAATATAAAAATGTAGAATCATACACAAAAATGAAAGAATGGGGTAAATCTAAATTCTGCTCTGTTTCTAGTTACGTGATAGGACCAAATAGATCTGCAGTTATTAAAGCTATCAAAAAAGAATACGGATTGGATAATAAGAATGCAGATTTAACTCCTGAATTCGTACAAAAACTAGCATCTTAATATTTACAATTATATAAAATAGTATGTCACAAAATATATTAAAATTTAAAAGCTTTCTAAAAAAAGATATAACTAATGAATCTAATTTCAAGAGAGAAAACGAGATTCAAAGTTATGATAATTTTATTAATAATCAAAAGTCCTTATATGAGCAATTTGGATTAGGCGATATTGTTAACACAGCAAAAAACGTAGCAAGTACTGTATCAGATACTACAAAGACTGTTGCAAATAAAACATCACAAGTAGTTAATAAAAGCTCACAATTAGCTAAGGATTTGGCAGATAAAGCTAAAAGTGCAGGTAGTAAAGCAGTAGAAACTAGTAAATGGGTTATTAATAAAACTTCGGATAAAACTAAAGAGGGAATTAAATATGTAGAAAAAGAAGCTTCAAGATTAAAAGGATGTACAGGAACAGGATCTAATGAGGTTGTTGTTGATTTTTTTTCTATGGGGCAAAAAGAGGCTGGGGGAGGATTTGGTCATATACAGGCATGGTCAAAAAACGATGACAAATATCAAATAAATGCAATGCCTAAAAAGGCTGACGTTACTTCTGTTTTATTTAAGCCAGGTTCTGACGAAGCAACTATGTATAATCAAGTTGTTCATGAATTGGATAAACTGGAAAAAACTTCTATAATTTTAAAAATGAATTCTAGTGAGTATGCTCATTTTAAAAAATTCTGCGGGGATTGGGCAGGTAAATATATAAACGAGGTAAAAAACCACGGGAAGAGTGAGAAAGGATATAATTTAATTTTCTCTAATTGTACGTTACACACTTTAAAAGCAGTAATACCTAGTGAAGCTTTAGCAGTTACTTATGCTGTAGGTTCTGTTTCATTTCCTGGTATGGCATTCAATTTTATAAAATCACATTATGTTGGATGCTATACACAAGTTAAAGGGGGATATAGAAAAACTAAAAAATAAAAATTATAGTGTGTACCCTCGGAGAGACTCGAACTCTCACGCTTTCGCACTAGATCCTAAGTCTAGCGTGTCTACCAATTCCACCACGAGGGCAATTATTTGCTATCTAAAGAGATAAAGTTGTTTTTAACCGGTATTATCAACTCCCTTGCCTTTAACTTATTAGGACTTTTCTATAGTATCGTGTGTACACGCATTACTCAATAGAAGGTTCTTCTACCAATTGGATTCCTCACACGGATTTGTGCCCTGGACCTATAATTGAGTTCATCGAACTTTTCGCAAATTATTTCAAAGAACTTTAAATCCTACCTCTTCTCCAAGAATTCGGAATATTTTCATTTTTCTTAATTTTTTTATTTTCTTTTCCGTTAGTTATCCAAATAGTCCCGAATTGTGAATTTTTTTCACCTTTATGTTTTCCTGTAGCTGAATCTTTCATTTTTAATATAGTCTCTTGAGAATGATTTTTACCCTTAAATGAAGGAATAATTTCTCCTAATCTATATAGGGATTTTAATTTTTCTGAGATTTTTTCGGAATTATTTTCCATCAATTTTTTCCATTTTTCCGGATTTTCTTTTATTTTTTTGTTAGTGGAAATTGCAGCAGCTAATTGTGCTTTCTTCATATGATCCTTATTTATAAATCCTCCACCACCACCAGGTTGAATATTCATACACATAGGATCATTTAATAAATCCTCGTTTACTAATTCGATCTCTCGATTTTTTAATAAATCTCTATTTTCAAAGAACTCCAGAATCTCTTTTCTGTGTGCATCCTTTCCATGCTTCTTAACAGAATTTTTAATTCTTTTTCCCCCTCCAAAATAACCATCCTCTAGATTATCTGTGGAGTGCATTCCAATGTAATATCGATTATTCTTAAGACACGTTATCTTATAGATATAATGATATTTTCTTTCTTTTCTTGCCATCTCGTACGTTACTTAAATTATATATCCAAGTAACGGTACGAAATGGGGGCAGTAGCGAGAGCAGGATTCGAACCTGCGTCCTCGGGTTATGAGCCCGCCGAGAAAACCATCTTCTCCATCTCGCAATATAGTTGACTTGTCAGTACTCGAAGCTGACCCCTGCGTCCCCTTTCCACCAAGCTTCTAAGTCTTGGTTTAACGTACTCCGTTCTGCTGTGCACCCCTACACCATAGCCAATCGGTAGTTTCGAACCTACCAGTCTCAAGTTAATTACTCTTGAGGTTTGTAGCGATAGAGGGATTCGAACCTTTGAAAGAATCTCATGAAATCCTTTCCTCTGCTCCGATGCTCATGACTGCAATCGGATCTCCAAGATATCGCCATTTAGTAGCGAGGGCGGCGGTCCTAGCGGGACTCGAACCCGCGATCTCCGCCGTGACAGGGCGGCGTCCACTCCAACTGGACTGTAGGACCTTAATTGGTAGTCCCTAGGGGAATCGAACCCCTCTTTCTAGGATGAAAACCTAACGTCCTAACCGATAGACGAAGGGACCGTAATTTCAAAGAGCGTATAAAACAAAAAAACCTCTGAGGTTATCAGAGGTTTAAATTATATCGTTATATTAATTTAATTCCTCTGACACTTTCCAATATCCTCAAGACGATCGAGTTGAACCTCTGTTGCGATATTTAGAAACTGTTGCATTGAATTTTTTGTTCTTTTATTTATATACCTCAAAAGTAGATAAAAGTTTCAATATAAAAAAATGTTTTTTAATTTTTTTTATAATATTCCTTTAGACATAAGAAATTCATAAATAGATTCTGCATTCTCCTCCGCCCAAGTTATAGCAATCTCTTCTATGTCATTTCCGTTTCTATAGGTCAAATCTGATCCATGTACCTCTAATGACATGTGCATACATTCGTGCATTATTAAAAGTGGATCTTTATATCCGTTACCTAATCTAATAGAATTTATAAAAATAAAGTACTTACTATGATCATCAGGATATACATTGCATAAACCAGCTATATAAGCATTTTTAGGATTATCGTGACATTCACTTCTAAATAATCCGTGTAATTCATCTACACCAAAATAATTAAATATATCCTCTGATTTTTTTCCTACTATTAGAGTATATTCAGGATATTGCTTTGTAATTATTCCTGATATATCAAAATCTGATAGTTTTTTAATCATACTATTATATATCATAAAATATATGTACATTTTCGGATATATAATCATATGAAACACATTAGGCTATTTGAGGGATTTGATATAAATAATCCCGCATCGATAACATTAGAGATACTCCCCGAATTCTATAACAGAATGAAAGAATTCAGTGGAACTGTACCATATTTTAATACTGACATAAGGTTGTTCGATCACAGCAAAGAGAATTCTCCATATTTTAATCTTTTTTACGTAGGGGATTTAGCTTATACTCCATATAATTATGGTGGAGTTATATCACAATGGATTAGCTATAGAAGAGGCATTTCAGAGATTTCTATACATGAGGCTATATTTGACTTTGACGTCAATAGAAGATTAATGGAAGAAGCTACGAATTTACTTAGCACATCTACATTTTATAATGGAATTTATAAGAGAATTAGCAGAGAAAATCAGGAATATAATAGATCTTTAATGCCTCAGGATAAACTTAGTAAAGGTAGAAGAGAGGAATGGAATTTCTTTAATCCTACTGGATATTGTAAATTCGAAGATGGGGTGGAACCAGGTAAAACCGATCACCGAGGATACTTCAGAATTAAAGAGGTTAAGTAAAACAATCTAAAAAGTATAAGAGGTTGGACTTGAACCAACATGAACTTTCGTTCTCGGGCATGACACCCTAGCGTCTATCCATCGTATCATAAATGATCTCGCTTCCGCCACTCTTATATTTGTACCCGGAGAGGGACTCGAACCCTCACGCATTTCGCATTCGATCTTAAGCCGAACGTGTCTACCAATTTCACCATCCGGGCAGACTTTTGTGGTCCCTCACGGGCTCGAACCGTGGACCTACTGATTATGAGTCAGTTGCTCTAACCTACTGAGCTAAGGGACCTAAGTAGAGATGATGGGAGTCGAACCCATGACCGCATGCGTATAAGGCATGTGCTCTAACCAATTGAGCTACATCTCTAAATATTATTTTTTTATCCTACCCAGTGAATATCCAAGATCTGTATAGTAATGAATATTGTCCGTATTAATTTTTATATCTTTTATTCCGTTGTTCATCCATTTTTTACCATATTGTGAATTTTTTTCACCTTTCTGATTAATTGAACTTTTTAATACTATTTTTATTTTTGATTCTTCTTTATGTTTAGTTCCTCTATATTTTTCTATATTTAGAATCATTTTTTTAGATCTTTCCTTATTCTCCCATAATTTTTTATTGTTATTTGATATCTTTTTTATCCATTCGGGATCATTTTTAAGATTTTTTATAGCAATATTACCAGCTTTAGATCCTGCTTCTATCCATTTTTTCTTATGAGCTTCATTTATAAATCCACCCCCTCCTCCTAGTTGTAGATTCATACACATAGGATCGTTTATTAATTTCTCTGTTACTAATTCAATTTCCTTTTGTCTTAATAATTCTCTACTTTCAAAGAACTCAAGAATATCTTTTCTGTGTGCATCTTTACCGTGTTTCTTAACAGAATTTTTAATTCTTTTTCCGCCCCCCATATATCCATCTTTTAGATTATCTGTGGAGTGCATTCCTATGTAATACCTCTCATTCTTAATACATGTTATCTTGTAAATATAATGATATTTTCTTTCTTTTCTTGCCATCTCATACGTTACTTAGACTATATATCTAAGTAACGGTACGAAATGGGGGCTGTCGGGATACCAGGACTCGAACCTGGGGCCTCCTGGTCCCAAACCAGGCGATCTACCAACTGATCTACATCCCGAAATTGCATGTCTTTAAATATCACCAGAACATACAAACTGTGCCAACCA